AGGCTGGCAGCTACCAGCTTTTGAATGTCGGCATCGGTAAGCTGAACGTCTTTGATGAAGAAGACTTCATCGCTGCGACCAGCAAACGGATTTCCAAGGGTTGTAGCTTTTCCAGATATTCTAAATACGGGTGAAGCTAGTGTCGCTGTGGTCTGCGTCTTTGTTGCAGCCAAAATACCGTCAACATATAATCTTCCTTCCCCGTTGAAAACGGTTACGGCTATATGGTGCCAAGAACCACCCGCAAAACTGATAGGTATTGCGACGTTGTTTGAGAACCCATCCATGTCTAAAGACAGAAATCCCGCGCTAGGATAACCAAGGTCTATACCCAGCCTCTCAGTGTTTCCATCTGTTAAAGCTATTAGAAGTTGCCTTCCTGAAGGCGACCAGCTATCGGCGGCAAACCACCCACCGAACGCGAATACTTTGCTCGATAAGTTGAAAAACGAGTCGGTAGATTTCAACGATTGCGTGGTGCCGTTAAACCGAGGGCATGACGCTGCGCCAACGATATCCAAAGCCGTGTACGCTACCGTCCCTTCATCCGTTAGGTTCTTAGCATTGACGCTGCCATCCGTCAGGCCCGTAAGGTTATAGAACGCAGCCTTCCCCGACAAGCTAGCCAGCGGGAAGCTGTTAGCTGCCAGGACGTGGCCGCCTGCTAGCTGCTGGCCCTTGAAGCGTTTGGAGTAGATGAGGTTGATCTGTGAAGCTGTTAGAACTTGGTTAGTAAAGAAGGCTTGCTGCACGACTAAGCCAAGGTAGCCGTTGCTACCAGAGTTATTTCCAATATAGCCGTCTGACCCGGTGCCAGTCCCCGTAGCTCCAGCGGTAGACCCTGCTAACTGTCCGTCAAAATACAAGCTGAGCGTGCCTGCGTTTATCACGCCTACAACGTGATGCCAGCCAGGTGACAAACTATTTTGCGGTGTTGCGGCAAAGATGGTGCCAGTGCTGTCAGTAAACCTTAGCCCAGCCCCGCCCATCTGAATCAGCGTGCCTGCGGTCGCAGAGCTTTGTGCCATAAAGGCTTTGCCTACAGCAACGCTGGACCAATCAGCAACATAGAACCAAGCGCCGTAGGTAAAAGCACCGCTGGCTAGGTTAATGTTAAAGAATGTATCGCCAGTTCTTTGCAATTTATCCGCAGTCGCAAGAATCTGTAGGGTTGATTCATTGCCATAAAAACCAACAGCATTAAAACCAGGGCTGCCAGAGCTTGAAAATGTACGGGCGTTAGCACTCGCGTCTGTGCCGTTCGCGTTGAGACCATAAAAACTAGATAGAGACCCCGCTCCAGGAAAGTCCCCAGCTACCAGCGCACCGTAGGTCGCAAGCTGCCCTGCGCTGCCTACGGTGCCGATGCTGTGGTCAGGGTCTTCATACACCAGCGGCGAGACGTTGACGGCGGGAAGCTGGTGCCTGCGCACGGCAAGGTTAGCAAAGTTGGCCGTGACGTAATCACCAGAGCCATCGGTTTTTAGGGAATAGAGTGGGACATACCGGGCTAGGTCTGTAAGCTCAGGCGCAGTGGCAAGGACTACAAACATGCCGGTGGTGCCTGACACCACGGCATACACCTTGCGGTCTGAGGTGCCGACTAAGGTTTGCGCCGGTAAGAATGCCAAGTCTAAGTAGACGTAGTAGGCAGTCGAGGCAGCGGGCGCGGTGACGCCAAGAGAGTTGACGGCGGTCTTTAAGTTAAAGGACGTGTCAGCAGCTTTATAAAGCTCCTTGCCGTCGTCTAAAAAGATTGTCCCAGCCTTGACCGTGGCGACGTTAGCGGCGACTGACTGGAGCTTAAAAGAGCTGTCACCCGACGCTCCCGGTTTAAACTTGCTGCTTGCCGCCTCGTATACAAGAGCTTGTCCGTCCTCGGGTGCCACCGTCGCAATGTCGATATCGGTGATATCAGAGTTGGCCAGAGAGATCGGATCGTTGACGACCACCACGGCAAAGGTCAGGTTATTGCCGCCCGTGTTGTTTGTGATCTGAAGCACGGTATTTTCAAAGCCAACTTTCTCGATGACCGAGAAGGCAGAGCGCAGCGGCGTCGTTGCAGCGGTGATTAGCACCCACTCGCCACCCACGAAGTTATAGTAGTCGTAACGTAAACTAGCTATATCCGTGTTGAAGTTGTGGGATAGGTCTACCGTCTCCGCCTGATCGAAGTCGGCCAGAGAAAACCAGCGGCTGTCTACCGCATCGCCGATCTTTTCGTATAGAGCTTCAATAGAAGCATGGAGCGGAGCGCCACCCGTTGTGCCCAGGGCAGGATGGTTGAGCACCAAGCGAGATACGGTAGCCATTATTTATCTCCCAAATGTCGCAAACTGAAGTTGCTTCTCGGCCTCTGGGCGCACCGTCTTTTCGACGGTTCCGTTCGCAAAGACACAAAGTTCGTTGTCTCTGGTCAATATCTTCAGACCAACTAGCGCGTGCACCGGCTTTGCGACCCCAGTGATACTAGCGGGAGTCATCGCTACGGCCATCCATTGGAAGTTCACAAAGTCCCACCCGTCACACTCGGCCAGAGTTGAGATCTGCTGAGTCTCAACATGCTGGCCTTCGATAGATGCGCGGACAAGACCTTCCTTGTTTTGGAAGCATGCCTTTACTTCGTCGCTCTTACCCGGGTTCGACCACTTTCCATACTTGGAAGGGCGACCAGCGAAGTCAAAGCGCCAGCGTAGCTCATGCTTTTTCGTCTGTGGATTAGGTGGATACAAAGCGACCTCAAGCGGTGAAGCTATAAGCTATAACCCATTCCCACTGCATGATGCCGCCTTCGGTAGCATCCGTCCTTAGGAAGAACCTCATCCGGACGTGCCCAAGGTCGCCTAGCAATGCTGCGGAAGCCGCGTTGACGCTGAACTTCCGTCCAATTGATCCTGCAACCGCAGCGGTCGGCGCGATCTCGACGCCGGTGTTCTGTGAGTTGGACATGGCATCGGCAACCAGCGTAAAAGCTGTAGCCAGGTTGCGGCCGTCGCCCGTCGGTCCCCCGTTGTCGCCGTAGATGCGCTTGAGCGTACCTACGCGAGATCCCAGAAACTGATTGGCGGTGGTGACGTCCCAATCCATGTCTATGTGGAGTCCGCCGCCGAAGCCGTCCGAGTTGTTGGCTACGCCAGCTCCCATCGTATCGGCGTTACCCAGTGCCAAGATGCCTTTGGTGACGTGCGAGTAGTCGGTAGCTGCGGTATTCGCTCCGCCGTAGGAGAAGCCCGTTCCTGTACCGAACTGCTGCAAGTACGTCTTCACCGAAGTAATCGGGTCGACCACTGCATCGTGAAAGATGAAGATGTCCTTGTACCCGGTGTTCGCTGGTTGCGATATAATCGGGCTATACTGCCCGTTAATGCAACTCAGCATATCAATGCCTGTGCCGCCACCTTCGAGCGCGTCAGCGTAGTTCGCCCCGTTCCAAGTTCCAGCGACGGTCAACAGTACAGTCATTTCTTACCTCTTAAAAAAAATGGCAAACTCCGGGGAGTCAAAGTCTCTTGATTGTCAAGTCTCTTCCACTATGGTAGCTGAATAGCCCCCAACCGTACCAGTGTAACCGGGCACATAACCTGGAAAAGGCACCATGGCCATGCTCCAGACCTTGGCAAGTATCTTTAGTCCTGTAGGATCGTAGCCGATCTCCCTTATCATTGCAGGAACATTGTCGAAAACTGACGAGCCAATATCGACCTCGATGCCGACGAAGCCGCCGATGTCTTGCAGCAGTGACCGCCAAGTCAGGGCAAAGGTAATGACCTCGAACGAGCTAGATGCAAGGCGAAGGATCTCCTTGATCTGATCTTCAGCTTGGGATTGGACGTATAGGTTGGGGAAGACAATCCTTTTGGCGATCCTCTTGCCGATCTGAGCGATTGCAGGAGCGTTCTGGAAGATCGCAGTCGAGTAGGCGTTTTGGTTAACGTCAGGCAGGTAGTTGAAGGCTCCCTGGGCCGCGTTAAAGTTGTTTCGTTCCTCTGTCTGGGTCTGGAAGGAGTCTCTCACTACGTCCCAGTTTTTTACCTTATGGGTGGGCGCAGAGTTCCAATCCTCGAAGTGCAGGGAGTTGATCTTCACCATCAGCGTGCGGTCGATGAACGCTTCTAGGCGCACCTGTTCCAGCATCGACAAGGCATAAGACAGCGCCGTCTGCGCCTCGTTGATCCAGACGCGGCTCTTGATGGAAACTATCGCGCTCTGAGAAGGTGATGCCTTTGACCGATAGGTATCCCAGTTTGCATGGAACTCGCCGGAAGTAAGGCCTCCGTAGACCTTCAAAATATCCCTAGCCTGTTCTATCAGGTTGTCTTGGAACCCTGGCAAGTCATGACCCTTCACTTTGACGAAGAACTCGTCAGTCGACTCGAAGGTATAGGCCGCAGCCGCGACCCACAGAACAGCGGTGTTCTGCGCGACTACGAAAGATTTATTCCCGCCGCCTACAGTGATCTCAGACGAAGGCACGACCGTATAAATATCGTTTCTTTTCAGATAGACAGACTCTGCATCGAAGAAAGTCAGATCTCGGTCAGCGACAACCAGGGATAGATCCCTATAGCTCGCAGTCGGAGCTGCAATGACCTTGTGATCTCCGGTGCCAGCCACGGTGGAGTTGATTGAGGCGCCCGCAGCTACCAGCGCAAGCTCGAAGGTATCTTGACCCGTGACCTGAACATAGTAGTCAACGGCGGGAAGAAACGGCGTCGGCAAGGTGCCAGACGTTGTGAGCTGCACCAGATCGTCGTTCTCGAAGTCATGATCTAGCACTGTGAAGACTGCCGGAGACGCAGGCGCGGTAAGATTGACGATGGTCTTTTCTTTGAAGGTGACCATCGGGTCGTTGCCATTAACGATGAACCCAGGCACCGATGCGGGAGCAGGAGCCGTGGTAGTCGTCCAGTCGCCGTAGATCACGGGCAGTAGCTTGCCGATGTTCTTTGGCTCGATCTTTGGATACTGAGCCTCACGAAAGGCAGCGACGGGAAAGGTCTTGTTCACCTTGTCATAGTCGTCTCGCGCAATGATCTTGATCGACTTGACGGTTCGCATGAACCCGCCCACATCGGTGATCGTCCCGTGGAAGACGGTCGTATAGGTGCCCGATGCCTCGGCGATCCCCAGCTTGACGGTGACGGTCTTCCCGATCCAGTTGGCGAAGTCAGCTCCACCTGGCAGGTAGTTGTTGAAGCGCCCATCCACATTAGACAGCTCAAGGTTTAAGGTCGAGAACTGCAACTCGGGCGTCAGCCAGTCGCCCACGGTTCGCCCGATGACAGGGAACACTAGCAGAGCTTCGTAAAAGACCCCGCCCACGTACTTGTTTCTGTCGCTCGCGTAAATGGTGTTCCCACCTGGCGCCTCAATATCACAGATCATCTCAAGACGGTTCTCAAGATTGTCGTGACAGTCATCGAGCAACGCCTGGGTGAGCGTCGTCGCGGTCAGGTATGGTTTTCGGTCTACTCCACTCACTGGCTCTCATCCACTTCAAGGCTTAGGTCAACTGTATCCGATGCCTCTGGTCCAAGGTTGTTATGAACCTCGTCAGGTATCTGGAGGAGCTTGCCGAAGACGGCAAACCTCGGCGGATCTTGCGGATCAGGTATCCACAGAGCTTTGAGGTTCGTCCTCACGAAGTCAAAGATGTCTATCAGGTTGGCGAAGTTGCCCCTAGTATACCCGAGGTTTCTGAACTCAAGGGCAACGGCTCTCTTGACTGCGCGGTCGTTCGAGACGTTGGTAAAACCTTCTGTAGAGACCTTGTCGGCGAAGTGACGGTTGCGACGAGTCACTGCATCGACGAAACATTCACCGAAGAAAATAATCGTCGTTCCGAAGACGATAGTTCCGATCTTGATGTTGGTCGCAGGGTTGGTGCTGTCATTGATGATGAACCGCCAGTACCGCGACTGAACCGTTGGGAACGTCGGAGCGATGTAGTAGGCGTTATTCTTAGTGGGAACCATGGTGAACGTCTGATCTACCGGAGAGAAGATGGGGCTGTTCGACCCTTCGACCGTGATGGATGCGGAAGACGTTAGGTTGTGGTTCAGTATGGCGACGGTATCAACGGGCACTCCCTGAACTACCTCGGTGTCGCTCGTCAAGATGATCGAGGTATCGCCGTTGAGTGACTGCCACCTTTCCTCAACTATATCGGTGTTCAGATTGTTGACGTTGAAATCACCGACAGCAGTTGAGCTTGCGGTCCAGTTAAGACCTGAGATTCCCCGAGAGGGGAACTCCACCAAGATGCGGAGCCTGTTCGTATTGTAGAGGACGAGGCGAACCTGCATCCCGATCTTCGCGCTGCTGAGCCTGTTGGCCTCCATGCCTACTGCGTGTGGTGCGTCTACAATCTGGCGCAAGACCTCCATGCCTTGGGGCTTCGACGAGTTGATGGTTCTGTGAACTTCCATCCCAGTCGCGGGTGTCTTGAATAGGACTCTTGCGACCTCTGCGCCCATCTGTGCACAGATGCCTGCGACCAGGTATGGCTCACCCAGGTATGGCTGCTCCAGGTATCCAAGCTCCTCGCAAAGCCACGACGCCATGGATTGGTCGCGCCTGACTTCCATCGCCACTGACCTGAAGGTGTCTAGGATCTGTCGATTGACTTCCATCCCCGTGGCTGCTGGAAACCCTTGGACGAACCTTGCGACCTCCGACCCTTTAAGGCTGGATGACTCAATGGTTAACTCGGCTTCTGACCCAGTGACATTCAGGAAGTCATCGACGAGCCGCGCTACCTCCATGCCTCGGTAGTCACTTGCGACGGTAAGCCTATCAACCTCCATGCCTATAACGTGGGTAGAATCAATCGTCCGCTGAACCTCGGACCCGATAGGAATCAGCGCGTCCGAGATGTTCAGCTGAACTTCTGAGCCAAAAGGTGCGGTGAAGTCGACTACGTTCCTTAGTACCTCCATCGCTGCGACCTTAGTCGAGTCGATGACGAGGTTTACCTCCATGCCCCATGCGTGAAATCCGGTGCCACCGAGGTACGGATCATCGAGGTATGGCGCATCAAGGTATCCGAGGAACGAAGGATTGGGCATTAGGTTTTCCTCACGCCTGAGCCAGAGATGATGAAGGCGCCGTCAAGCGAGGCGCGACGAAGTTCATCCTTCACCTTGGGCATGAGGCGGTTCCTGAAGAACGCTTCGTCGATTGGCTCAGTCGTTTTAATGTCGAAGTTCATCTCAATATTTGTAGCTCCTTGGGAGCCAGAAGACCCGCCCCCATTTACCGACCGCATGAACGGGGTGCCAAGGGAGCTGACCGCCCCTCGGTTCATGACGAACTCACCCGGCTGAAGCATCGCGGGAACGTCGCCGCCAAAGGCAAAGCCAGGGACAAGCCCGCCGCCGTGGAACTTGTTGGCCTCGAAGGACCTCATCACCACGTCGAACGCCTCTCTTCTAATTCGCTCCCAGACCTTGCGAGGATCCAGGTCGCCCAGCACATCTTTGGCAGCTCCTGTGACCTTGCCTGCGTCCTTCTTGAGATCCTTGATCCCATAGGCGTAGCCAGCAGGAGACAAGGAGCCGGCCATAATCATGTCTACGAGATTTCGGATCGCTGGGTTCTGCATCTTGTCGCGGGGTATCACGGCCTCGCCCGGCGAGAGCATGGCAACGATCCGGTCATTGAGCTTGGAGTTACCGGGGACCATGGCTTGACCCGGCACGACGCCGCCTCCGGCAAACCTGGCAAACGGAACGTCGATGCCGATGGTCTTCTCGACCGTACCTGGGTTGCTCATGTGAGTGCCCGGGTAGTCGATCTTGAACATCTTCTCAAACAGGTTTGACGGGTTGAGGCCAGAGATCGCGTTCTTGAAGATGTCTTGCACACCAGACAATCCGTCCTTAAGTGCGTCCCAAATGCCGGTGCCGATCTTTTTGAAGACCTCCCCAGCGCCTTCAAAGCCTTTCTTGATAGCGGCCCAGATCGCTTCGCCGACCTTCGTAGCTCCGTCTCCGAGTGAGTTAAAGACGCCCGCGAACGCCTGCACGATCTTGTCAAAGACCTTGGCCGCGCCCTCGAACATGGAGCCGAAGACCTTGCTCACTGCTTCCCATGCCACCCGTGCGGTTTCTAAGACTGTCTCCCAGATCCTCCCTACTGCCTCCATGAAGGAGATCTTGCCCGAGAACAAGGACATCATGGTGTCCCAGATCGACTGGATGCTCTTCCAGACGTTCTGGAAGATCGAGACGACGCCTTCCCAGACGGCTTTGAGGTTGTTGGTGACCGCTTCCCACACCGCCTTGAGGACGCCAATAAGCCCGTTCCACGCCGCGACAAGGTAGCCGATGACTGCCGTCCAGACGGCCTTCAATACGTCAAGGAAGGGCTTGATGATGGTGTTGTAGACGAATGCCCACACCGCCTTGAGTCCGTCGAGTAGCGGCTTTATAATCGTGTCGTAGACGAACGCCCAGACAGCCTTGATTGCGTCGATGATGGGCTTCAAGATCTTTTCGTAGATCCACATCCAAACGGCCTTCAGCCCTTTGAAGATCTTGTCCCAAAGATCCTTCAGCCAGTTGCCTGCCTTCTTCATCCCGTCTTCAATGCCTTCGGCAAGCGCCTTGGCTTTGTCGGTAGCTTTCGAGCCTTCGCCCAAGTCCATCACTGCGAAGATCTTCGATGCCTCGCCGCTGAGTGTGCGACCAAGTGCCTTGACGCCGCCCATGATCTGCTTGGTGTCTAGCTTGACCTTAGGGATGATGCCTTTGAAGATGTTCGACAGAGCGCCGCCAGCGGCCTTCAGTGCGCCGATGAGCGCGTTGAAGATCGTCTTGGGCAGCTCAACGTGCAGCACCTTCATCAAGGCCATGATGATCTTGGGCGCGTCGGTGATTAGGAAGTTGATTGCAGAGCTAATCAGCTTCGGCACTGCGCCGATGACCGCATTGATGAACCTAATGGCAAGGGCCGGCAGCTTGTTCAGCAGCTCGACTATCATCTCGGGCACTACGTCTATCATATTGATGAGAACGTCAGGCAGCTTCTCAACAAAGGCTACGGCAGCTTCAAGCATCCCCGAGATCATCTTCACTATGTTGGGTATGAAGTCAGCGACGAACTTTAAGACCGACGAGAAGATGTTCTTCATCCCGTCCATGATCTTAATAGGAAGATCTGCGAGGCTTGAAAAGATACCGGCGATCTTGTTTAGGATGTTCGGGATGAAGTCGATGATGCCTTGGGCAACGTCGGCAATCGCTCCGATGCCGCTCATCATGCCCGCCGCAGCGCCAAGGGCGCCAGAGGTAAACGCTGTGCTGATTGACGAGGCAATGTCCGTGCCCACCTTCGCTGACTTTTCAAACTCGTTGCCTGGTGCCTTCTTAGCCTTTTGCTCTGCGATGTCCCCCAGTAGTTTCTTCTGCTCTTCAAGGGCAGCAATCGAGTCCTCATCTACGACTTTATCGAGCTTCATCAGCTCAATCTTTTTATCTATCGCCTTCTGAGCCGACGCTAACTCCAAGGCGATGCGCTCACGAGTCGTCGCGTCATTTGACGCAATCACCAGGCCGAGGTCTTCGTTCTGCTTGGTAATCTCCTTCAAGGCATCAAGCTGAGACTTCGCTATAGCAGCCTGTTCTGTCGCTGCGATGAGCTGTGCGCTCTCCGTGATCTGATTCCTTATCTCATCGGTGATCTTCCCTTCCTTGGACAGCTTCTGAACCAGAACGCTCAAAGCAATTCGGTCGGCCATTGCCTTGGCCTGAATGTTTGCAACCTCGGTTGCTCCGACCGCAGCCAACGACTTTTCATTTTCTTGGAGAAACTTAGTCAGCTCTTCGTGAGCTTTCTTAAACTCTTCGGCGTGTTTCTTGGCCTCTTCGATCTCTTTGGCAGTGCCTCGGACAGCAAACTTCGCCTTCGTCTGAACGTCGGTGGTATCGGAAACGCTTTTGTTGAACGAGTCCCACCCGCTCTTCAGCCCGTCGATGACTTTGCCGGTGACTCCGAGGTCAATGCCGCTGGCTGACTTAGCTATGTTGTCCCCGAGCGCCTTAGCTTCGTTGGCTGCGTCCTGCGACGACTGCCCTAGCTCAACCATGGTATCGGTCAACGCACTCACCGCCTTTGCAGCGGTGCCGGCGAACGCCGGGAACATCTGACCCGCCATGGCGACAATCTTGGTGATGGTCACAACGGCCATGATGCCGAAGTCGGCCATGGCTTGCTTCGCCTTGGCGAAGGCAAGCAACAGACCTTCCTTGATGATCTTGGTGAAGACGTCGAAGTTCCTCACGACGATCTCAATGGTCGCTGCGAGCGCACCTAATGCGGCTGCGATGAGGACCGCCTTGATTGCAATGATGCCTATGGGGATCGCAGCTACCGCCATGCTTGCGGCCCACGTTGCGACCGCCGTGAGAATCGCGGGGCCGAACGCGACCGCCAACGCTGCGCCGATCAAGGCGATAGACGCAATCATGGCTTCAAAGTTTATGGCCTTCAGTCCGTCCTTAACCGCGCCTCCGAAGTTCCTGACTGTGGCGATTGCCTCGACGACCGCTGGCTTGACCTCTTGAAAGGCTTTGACGACACCATCAAGCTCCTTGATGATCTCCTTACCAACGTCAACCTGGAAGCCTTGGTTGATTGCTGACCCGATCTCCGCGCCGAGCTTCTCGAACTGCTCTGACGCCTTTTGGATGAACTCGTCGCCGAAGGCAAACTTGAGGGCCTTGCCGACCAGCTTGGCGCTCTTTTCGACGTTGTTCATGATGCCCATGATCTTCAGGTTGGCGGTCCCGAAGTCGGTCACGGACTTGGATGCCTTCTCGGTACTCTGACCCGTCTTCGACAGCTCGCCTCGCAGAGACGCTAGCTCCGAGGCAAGGGCATCGAGTGAAGCTGCGGCCTTCTCGGTGTTGACCGAGACATTAACGAGTAGCTGATCCGCTGTTACCGCCACGCCCGCTCCCCTTGCTGCCCGCTTGAAGTTGATTGAAAAGTGCCTTAGTCTTGTCTGAGGAGCTTCCGCCGCCGCCGCCCGTTACCATCGACACTTTCGATGCAAACTTGGCGAGATCAAGCCTCGGGATAAGCCAGCCTAACATCTCGATAAACCAGTCTGGTTGATCTTCCAGTCCGCCTGTCCTTAGCATAGCACCGGTTTCGGCTGCGATCATTAGGAGCTGGAAGACCTGCACGCTCGCGTGGTCATCGCGGGCTACCTTTGACGGGCAGAACCCGTAAAGACCTCCGCCTTGAGTGATGTAAACGGGGAAGGCGTTGCCGTCTTGTTCGGTGAAGTCCCAGCGATCTTCCATGCACCTGCGTGCCTTCCTCGTGCCGTCTGGACACTTGGCGCACGAAAAAGATCGCCCTTCTTTTGAAAGGCGACCGGTGTCGGCGAAGGCGAGCTCTAACAGAGCGCCTATTTTTTTTTGAGGTCCCCACCCATCGCCGCCTTCAGTCCGACCTGACGGGCCGCATACAGGTTCTGCACCACGCCCGCAGCGACCAGGCCAGCCATCTGCCGCTCATCAACCAAGCCGTCGCCCGTGAACTTCAAGACGACCCGCTTGTCTTCGGGTACGCTTGGAGGGTTCTTGACGCCCTTCAGTGCGGCTCGGACCTCTTCGATGATGAAGCCGAGCTGCACTGATACCTCGCCGCCAGCCTCATACTTGACCTTGGCGTTCTCGATCCGCGTCGCGTGCTTCAGGGTGATGTTCCGGCGCATGATGAAGCGAGTCGGCTCTTCGCCTTCTTTGAACTTCAGCTTGGACTCGTCCAGGCCCGCGTTGAGATATTCGTCGTACTCGTCGTCGTCTTGGCCCTTGTCGGTCAAGTCCAAGGAGCTGTCCACCCTTAGGATCACCTCGATGTCGCCGTCGGTAAGTAGGTTGTCTGTTGTAAAAGCCATTGGTTACACTCCTGATCGTCTTTACGCTGTGTCATTACCAAAGTAGCTTGAAGACAACAAAAAGGCCAGCCCTCGAAAGAGCCGGCCCAACAACTAAGAGCAGCGCATGACTTACTTGAAGTGTACTGAGATCTCGTCTTCGGCATCCAGAGCAGTCTGGTAAGCCGTCCCGGAGAACGAGATTGGGATGGACCCTGTCTCAGGTACCGGGATCTCAGGCGTCTCGAAGATGGCCCGAGGGATGTCTATGTCTAGGTGGCGACCGGCTGCATCTCCCAGCTTCACTTCGAGGACCTGCGACTGGAAGTCCTGAAGCTGGTTGAACAGCTTGAAGACGTTCTTGTCGAGGTTCACGTCCAAGGAGATTGCAGCGGTGAAGCGCGACCCAGGTACGTAGTCATCCAGGTGGTCACTGCCGTAGCAGTAGTTCACCAGCTCATGCTCGTTGCCCAAGGTCAACGTCATGCTGCGAGCGCAGATTGATCCGATGCTTGCAACCGAGATCGAACCGGTCAGGCCGGTGATCGGGTTGTCGATTGCAGTCGGAGCTACTGTCTCGTAGTAAACGAGGTAGATCGGAGTGCCGATGCCAGAGCCGTCAGCGTCGGCGAGTACGGCTCCGTCCAAGGTCACAACGTCTCCGACAATCGAGACGACAGTCCGAGCCGTCGGGTTAGGCGTGTCGGTCGAGCGCGAAGTCCCGTTGGACTTGATTATCATCACTTTGCCGCCGACAGCCTTTAGGAATTGGCTTCCGTCGCCCGCGACTAAAGTAACTGTGTTTGCAGTGTTGTTGGTGATCGACTTGCCGATACCAACGTAGATGATGTCCTTGGCATTGCCGGACCACTCGCAGTTTGCTTCGCCGTCGCCTGGCAGGTTGACGGTTGCCTGTTGCACGAAGGCGAGCGCACTTTGCTTTGCGACCCTATCGCCGCACTCGTAGAGCGAGAACGAAGTTGAAGGTACCGTCGGTGTGTACTTCAACCCTAGCGTCGTGTCTTCCTTGCCCATGAGGGACTTCCAGAGGACGCGGAGAGCTGGGTCGATCTCGGCCACGCTTGCTGCGCCTAATGTCGTATCAATGTTGAAGTACGTGGGCAGCGTCCAAGACGTTTCTTTCTTCTTCCGAATGACGCTCGTATGGTGGCGTCCCGAGCGGTGGGTCGAAGACTCCTGCGGCTGAGTCATCGAAAGGGCGCCGCCCGCTAGCGTAAAAAAGAAGTCAGTGTTGGTCGGCAGGATCAAGCTGCCGCGAGTCGTCTCTTCTTTGATGTAGAAACGCTGCTCAAGAGCGATGGACACGTTGACTGAGTTGTAGATGTCCGCGTAGTTTTTGCTCACGAGTCGGGTCTCCTAAAGAGGAACAGTCGGTCAACAATCCCCGACAAGGTGCTGATAGTACATAACAGACATCTCTATCCTACCGAGATAGAAGGGTGCCATCAAGTGCAGGTCGGTCGAGGTCTGCAATAGTTTCGCATGGATGACCTCGGTAAGTCCAAAGTTTGGCACCGCCCATATCGTCGTCTCGATCAGCTCCATCAGGTCCCATAGACCTTGCTGGGTCACCGCTTCGGTCTGGGTTGGTCCCATGACGACTTCGATGATGATGTTCCATTCTTTCTTCGCTCTGCGCTGCTCGTGGATGGTTAGCTCTGCCAAGTCAATCAGTTGGACCGCAGGCACTTCATAATCAGCGAAGTCACTAGCCTGTAAACGAACTGTATCAAACGACCGATACTTCAGCTCGGTGACCAGCGCGAGGCGAGCCATTAGTGCATCTGCGATCTTCGATCTAATTGACTGGGGTGCGGTCACGTCTTTACTTTCCTTGCTTAGCAACTAGAAGGGCTGCCCTGAGTGTGTCTAGCACGAAGGTTCCGGTCGTCCGAATAGCTGGCCGCAGGTATGGTCGTGCCCTGATATTCATGACCCGCGAGTGTGCCGCGACTTCGATCCTTCGCGGGTCTTTAACCTTGCGCCCGAACGCAGTGGTCATCAGGCGCGAGTGAGCGGGGACGTTCTGACTGCCGTGGAACCCGAACTCATGCACCGCAGCGTAAGGCACATTGAACGAGCCGACCCGTATGCCGACGTTGGTTCCGTCGCGGAAAAACTCGTATCTGATACTGTTGAGCAGCCGACCAGTGTCGATCAGGTTCTGACCCCTGACATTCAACTTGGCGACTGCGGTGATGTAAAGACCTATGCGGGTCAACGCCTGGTTGAGCGCCGGCGAGTCAGGAGACAGACCTTTCGTCCTAGCCTGGATGCGCTTGATGAGTTGGTTGGTGTTGTGGGTTAGAGCCACGCTTCTTTACCCGTTGTAGATGGAGGCATTGCCGGTCAAGCACTCGGTGCGCTTGTATCTCAAGATGCAGTTCTTTACGTCATCCGGCGCCGACTGAAGGTAGGAGATAGACTCGCCTTCCTTGTTCTTCGTGCTGCGTCCGATGTCCGCTGCATCTCTGATCTTTGCGTACCAGAAGACCAGCCAGAGGCAGGCATGCTCAAGATCGCTGGGCACTGGATTGTACCCGGCAGTGTAGGTGACCTTGACGCCTCGGTACCCAGATGAGAAGACCCCGCCCACATATAGCAGGGCGTTGCCGTCGTCAGTGATCTCGTAGTCGGCAGGGTCGACAAGGGTATCAGCCGCGAAGTTCGACTCGGAGTCTATTTTTACTTCCGAGATCGCGGTGACAGGGAACTGTTTAAGAACAATGATGTTCTGTTTGCGTCCGTCTTGATACTCGACGATCCCCACCTTCTGCTTCAGAACTCGGTCAGTCTCTTTCTCAAGCATCTCAGAGGCTGCATTGATGAACAGCTCGACCATGGCGTCTTGCGATGTCTCAAGAGCTGGTATCTTAAGATACGACTTTGCCAGAGCCAAGGTCGTCAGCGCGTTTGAGTTCAGAGCCACTTATCACCCTTCCTTAGTAGCCAACCCTTGCCCGGACTTGTCTTGGTATTTGTGCGCCAGGCTAGCCGTCTTCGGCATCCGCGCAGCGTCGGCCTCACCCATGGTGAACAGGCCCTTATACTTTTGCATGATCTCAATCGCTAGGTCATCGTCTACGTCCAGCGTCTCGCCCAGCTTAACGGTGATGCTCTTCTTTGTCTGGTGCCCTTCGCGGCCTTCCAGGTACTGGACGATCAGAGGGTCGTGGTCGGATACATCCGCTTTGCGCTTCAAGGTGATCTTCATGGTAGTAGCCCCTTCGTAAAGATAAACGTCTTTACGAAACCTACCATGAAGATCCTCATGGTCACAAGGTCAAGGCATTAATGGTCGCAAGATAGTTCGTATCTGTGACCGTTGCATCTGCGTCCAGCTTGGTTGCTAGAGCGATGAGTGCCTTCGCCACGATCTTGGATGCGGCGGTCGCGTTGACGCCTGGGTCATCTGCGTCCAGCGCCGAAGTCTCTGCCACATGCTTTAACATCACCGGTTCGTTAGACATCTTGATCTCCTTGGTTAATGGTCCCTAGAATCATACACCGACTTCCAGAATGCCTTTGCCTGAAAGAAGTCGTCCGCGGTCACGGTCAAGACTCCGAGTCGCTCTCGCGGGGCAAACCCCATCCCAGGGCATGCAGTCTTATAGGCTACATAGCACAACTCGGCGCAGTAGAACGCCTTGTTGCCAAGCGAGAACTCGTAGTCGTATAGAGCGCCCAGCCAGACTTCCGCCGACTCGGCGGCGTTGTTTGCGACCCACTGGCCGCAGAAGGTAGGCCTGACTACAGCGACTTCGTCCTTCGAGGTCAGGAAGGTGATGAGATCCGTTTCTCTGACTCCGGAGCTTATGGCTTCGATGACCGTGCCATGTGGCCCCATGATTGCTGCGTGTTTCCAATACCCGGGGATCATCCAGTTCGAGAAATGACCCATGGCTCTAGCTACGAGAATATCGCCGGGGACAATTAAGATGTTCACCCTAGCGTAGTCTTCGCCCGTCACACCCTTAACGGTCCAAGGCGCTGCAAGATTCCCGAAGTACCGGGTAACTGGGATCAGTTTTCTTTGCAGCCAGTCAATCATAAGGATGTGCTCAGAGTGATCCCCAGGTAAGACTCGATCTTGTTGACGAACTGCAAAAGGCGAGCCTCTGTGATAAAGGTTGCGTCCTTGTTGCCCGAAGGGACAGCCTTGGCGTTAGCGATAGCTTCGTAGAGCGATCCCGTTTGCAGTGCGCCTATCACTTCTCCCATGTGTTGCCTTACCGCACTCGTCATCCCTGCTTGCGTGATCCCGAGTAGCACATTCTCTGCGGCAAACTGCGTGATGAGCTTCGAGCCAAAGGTGATGGAATTTCTAATCACTGACTCAATATAGAGTTGAGAGTTGATGGCGTTGACCACAGCCTTTTCGCCCGTGTTCATCTCGACGACTTGCCCTCCAGCGACCTTCCAATATTTCTGCTCAACGCCAGCGACCGAAGATAGGTCTGGGTTAATCAGCCAATCATCTTCGGAGTAGTCCGGCGTGTTGCCCGAAGCAATGACCGCGAACGTCGTCTTATTTATTACTAGAGCCATCTTTGATCTCCCGAATCTTGTCGGTCTTTATGTCCAAGAAGTCCTGAAGACGTTTCTTGATCTGCATCTTGAAAACGAAACACCCGCATAGCGTTACCAGGGAGAACATGCCCATCAGCATAAAGTCGAACATGACTGCTACGATTGTTTCCATGTACTCCCCTTAGGTGAAGAAAACGCCAAACTCGGCAAGCTGCCAGTCTCCGACCAAAGTATCGGAAGCATCGGCACCGCGCCTGATTAGCGCGAAGTCAACGAACTCGCCCGCCACTACTCCGAGAGTTGCAAGCGTTACCGTCTGAGTGTGAAGGCGCATATTGAGGTTGGCTGCGAAGGCCAAGGTTCCGAGGTTGTTCGCCGCAGACCAAGCGCCCGGGGCGGTGTTGTCTGCAAAGCGCCTGGTGTATAGCGCTGTGTTAACAGCCACCGCACCTGCCGGGATGGTCCTTGGCTTTGAGGTGTAGCGAAAGTTTACCGAAGTCGCACCTAAGGGAATAGTCGCACCAAACTTCACTCCCTCAGATACCGAGTCATCAAAACCAAGGACCAATATGCTGGTGTAGGTTACGTCGGCGAATAACGGCGCCGGAGAGATGATGACTGGTACGCCTGCACTTGCATCAGCAAGGTTGTGGCGAAGCTCGTTTAGAAAGTGACCGCTGTACCTGAACAGCATGGCACCAAGCAGTGAGCTGGTAGATGAGATGGTGAGCGTCTCGTTTGCGCCGTCGTTGTTTTCAACGAAGACGATGCCACCGCCAGCGACCAGCTTGCCGTTTAAAAATCCTGGGGTCGTATCGTTCGCAGATACCTTTACCTTCACGTCGGTATCGGCATCTACCTTCACCCAGTTAGCTACCGTTGCAGTCCCGTTTGACTGCCACATAGCCCCGGTAGATGTGTTGATCCAATGCTGTCCAACGTCAGTCGGTGCAAGAGTAGGAGCAT